TAGTCTCCCGTTGCGGAGGATGCGCCGCGGTATCCCGTTGCGGAGGATGCGCCGCATTTACCCGTTGCGGAGGATGCGCCGTAGTCTCCCGTTGCGGAGGATGCGCCGCGGTCTCCCGTTGCGGAGGATGCGCCGTAGTCTCCCGTTGCGGAGGATGCGCCGTAGTCTCCCGTTGCGGAGGATGCGCCGCGGTATCCCGTTGCGGAGGATGCGCCGCGGTCTCCCGTTGCGTCACATTCTGGTTTTGTTCTCTCTTTTGTATATTCGATTGCCGCTTTAACGAGTCCAGCAATCGAAATCTCTGCGCCGATCTTAATCTTTGTGGACGCAACCTTTGTATCACTGCTATTTTTACTAAGCTCTCCGCTTTGCGCTACGATATGGTAAACGCTATTTGCCGGGCTGTAATATCCAAAGCAGTCCAGTGGATATTCACATGCATGAAAGCCACATTCACAGGCAACTGCCTTTTCCTCTTCGTATTCCTTTCCTTCTTCATACTGATAGCCATTTCTTGCGGTCATGTCTTTATTAAATCCCTTGTATGTTTCCATAAAATTTCCTTTCGATTTTATAATCTGCTGCCTCGCAGGAACGCATCCTGCAGCTCACTCTTCCACGCCGGTTCTGCCTGTCCCTGAACACGCTCCACCATGTCGCACTGGCAAACAATCTCTGTTGCCCACTCCCGGATTTTCCGAAGCCCATCTGCATCCGGTGCGATACTTGCACGCCGTTCGATCGAGAGCGCCAGCTCCCTGATCCGGTTATCTGCCGCCATCCATACCGGTTCGGCATCCGGCGGCGTTTTAATCCATATTGCCATCGCCCTGTCTCCTTTGCCCTATCCTGTCAATATCCTGCTCAAGGACGATGCTCTCACCGGCTTTGTAAACCCGGTACAATAGAACACATGTCAGGACTACTAATACAGTTATTATAATTGTTTTACTTTTCATTCTGTGCCTCACTCTCTTCCTTGAACCCAGCTAAAAGCATTGACATTGCCTCTATCGCTGTATCAAAATGTTTTCCCAACTCTGCTGCGTCAATAAGCCCCTGTTTTGTGTTTCTCCCGTTCCCTTTCATTGCTTGCGCTTGCAAAATAGGTTTCAATTGGCTAAGCCCAGCTATGCTGTTCTCTAACTCTTCCTCACTCACGCAGATTTTTACATAGCCGTTACCAATACGTTCAACGCTCATTTTCTGTCTCTTCCTTTCTTCTGGTCAGTTGCACCGATAGCTCATACGCTGTACGCTGTTATTTTCTTCTGAGCGGCGCACATGCCCGCTCCCAGCTCTCTGCCCATCCGTCCGGCTCCGCTCTCATAATCTCGTAGCCGTCTTTTGTTTTTACGCCGTGATACACCCTGCTGGCTATGGTCTCTCGGGACATGCCAAGCAAATACATAAGCTCTTTTGCTTTGTACCGTCCCTGGTACTCATCGTTCTTGTACAGGTCGTACAAGATTATCTTTCGTCCCATTCCGCTTTCCTCTCTTCCTGCACCACTGTGGGCTGTTCGCTACCTTCTGCTCAATCAGGCGCATATCTGCGATGCACAGCCTCCGGTATCCGTCCTGTTTCTCCTTGCGGACCAGTACGCAGGATTCGCAGCCATCGCAGTGCGGTAGCGTTGCTTTTATCCTGCTCCTGTAGTCCCGCTGCTTCTGCCGGTATGCTTCCGGATCTGCCTGCCGCTGCCGACGCTTTAACAGAGCCCTTATATCCGTGCCAGACATGATGCAGTCTGGATGCTGGCAGGCTTCGCAGACCGGATAGGCGCAATCCTTTGTTGCTCTCATACCCGCCTCACTTTCCCAGCAGGGCAGCTTCCAGACTGTCCATGTCGTAGTCGTGTTTCATAAACTGGTTATACTGGTCAACGCTGGTATGCTGCCGCTTTGGCGGTTTCGGCTTCTTGTACTTCTCTGGCAGATACTCGTCAAACTTCAGCTTCCGCAGAAAATTTTCAGCGTTCAGGATATACCGTTCCTGCGTTTCCCTGATCTGGCAGGCTTCGGCGTAGTTCTTCGCTGCTTGTACAAGATCATCCGCAGCTACACCCATCCGCAGGGTGTTTAAGTATTCTACAGCCACACCCGGCAGGTCTGCACCGGCTTTCGGATAGGCTGCAGCAAAGTCCTCATACCGCTCTGGTTCCTCGCGCGATATTGTTTTGGATTCGTATTCGGATTGGATTGGATTACGAGGACTATTGCAATCATTTGATATCATTTGATTGCAATTGATATCAGATGATATCAAATTCTCACAGTTGCTTTCTTCCGCTGGATATTTGCTTTTTTTCGCTCTCACTTGCTGGTGATCTCCCCAAGTTGCCATGTGTAAGTACGGTCGTCCCTGAACGTAATATTCTTGGACCAAGCCTACAGACGTCAACTTCTGCAGGGCATCAGCAATCGTCTTATTTGTAATATCCTTTAGCGGAAAGCATGTCCCGCGGATAATCGCAGGTCTTCCGTCAAATCTTCCATAATCGTCACACGCTACGATTAAGCGGTAGAACAGGACTTCTTCAAACCAGCTGAGCTGGTCGATCGTATCTGATCGGCAGATACTTTCTTTTAAAATCCTGTTTGGCATCTTATCCGCCTCCATTCAGGCTCGCAAGCCATTCATCCATTGTGATCTGGTTCTTTTCCAACTCATTTTCGCGTGGCTTCTTATCTTTTCGCAGATATCGTTTCGCTGCATCCACATTCATGCGATTCTCCGCAGTTCGGGAACTTTCTATTGCCATCCAATTTCGAACCAGATTCTTTTCATCTTCCGCCGGTCTAAAATACCCTTTACCATCCTGCAGATTGATAATCAGCTCCGCATCGCAGTCGTTTTTATTTACTTCTGCGATCAGCCGCCGCACCATCCGATCACTCATGTGCGTTGTGGTCTGCAGCCAGCGTCTGGAAACAGCATTTTTATGCCCGGTCGGGATATAATCTAAAATGTTCATGATTTTTCTCCAGTTGGGGATGCGCCGCTTACCCCCGGCGCTGGGGTAACAGGAGGTCACCCGTCAAGCCCGTGATATATATTCCCCAACAAGTCGAATCAGTAGTTTCTTTCGCCCCGGCGGGGCTGGTGTTACAACCATTTATGATAGGTAACGCTGTCCGGCGTCCATCCGGGGTAAAGCTCCCGCATGTAGTCCTGCAGCATACTATCCATTTCCCGATGCAGTCCCTTGTTACCGTTATCCAGTAAACTGTGGTGGTATCTGCATCCCAGCACGCCGTTTTGCTCTACGCCCAGCCCTAAGTGGCTGCGGGCTACGACGTGCATTATGTCCTTTGGTACAAGATCGCCCGGAAGTGCGTGCTCCATGTGGTACAGGTGGCGGCAGAAAAAGCAATCCTCGTCCCGTTCTATAATCTTCCGGCGGGTCTCCGAGTTAAACTCCAAGCGGCGTGACATCGTGCTTTTTCGCATACTGCACCATCATCCTTTCTATTTCTGCTGGCGGCAGCGTCTCGATATCCCACTCTTTACACTCCGACACAAGCCCTTCTATCAGGCGGGACATTTCCCGCGTGTTGTACTGGCTCGAGCCTTTAATCCGGTAAAATTTACAGTACCGCACGCCCTCAAACTCGACGATGATTCCGGTCGGTTTGTAATGCTCGTGCTTGTATCGGAGGTAATCTTCCGTCTCTGGTAAAAAGTGGATGATGCAGTTGCCGTCCTCGTCCTCCGCCAGCGTGCCATAACTGTCTAAGAGCTGGTTATGTAGCTCTTCATTGCTGGTTTGCAGGGCTTTCGCAAGCTCTCCCAGCAGCTTCCAGTAGTAGGCATTTGCATCGAGGCTGCGCTTATCGGAGTGTTTTTTCAGGATCACATCCAGCTGCCCATCTTTCTGCAGCTGCACCAGCTGTACCAGTGATGCGCCCTGTAGATTCAGAGCCAACCGGAGCTTTTTATCGATCGTCATGCTGATATCGGAAATTTCTGCCATACACCTCATGCACTTGCCTCCCTATCGGGCAAGCCTTTAAGCCTCTTGATGCAGTCTTTAATCTGCAAGTTACTTAGGCTACCCAAATCGGACGCTTTGTATGTTTTCAGGACGGCTTTCGCACCGTATCCGGTGCGCTGCAGCTCTGCTTGCATCTGCACGATCAGCTCTGCCCGCTGCTTATCTACCGGGGCTTCTGCCTGCTGCATAGTGGTTGGCGCTTTCGGATCATCGTATTTTGTCCGGTCTGCATCCCAGTAGACGTCTGCTCCGATGCCGAGCTGTTTGCAGGCTACAGAGATCGCATCCGTGGACGCCATCTTGTAACACTCGTCCGATACATAAACGCCGTCTTTCTGCCGCGCTGCGAACATACTCCCGCCGGTTCCAGCGATCGGCATCGACCACTCTCCGCCGATCTTTACATACAGTTCGATGTCCACAAATGCTGCGGTTTCGTCTCCGTGCGTTTCCAGCCATTTCCGAACTGTTTTGTAATACCAGCCAATTCCGCAGGGCCCGAACTGTTCCGTCAGGCGCTTAATACGCCACATCGGGTTAATGTCGGTCTTGCCTTTCAGCCGCCCCGCGGTGATCGCCTTTTTTGCGCTTTCCGGGACGCTGCGGCAGGCATCGTAGATTGCCATGTTTTCCATCAGACCATCTCCCAGTCGATTCCGACACTATCCAGATACATCTCAAAGGCGTTTTTCCCATTTTTTGATAATGCCACTCTGTATTCATAAAGCTGCGTGTCCTCTTCGGAGTCCGGAGTCAGGCTTTCGATTACTTCCTGCGCTCCGGTTTCCCGTGCCTGCTCTACAGCTGCCTGTTTCTCTTCCTCCAGCTGTCTACGCTGCGCTTCGAGGGCTTCCTCCGCCGCCCGGCGCTGTGCTTCCCGTTCTTCCAGTGCTTTCCGTTCGGCTTCCAGTTTCTCGCGTTCCTCCCTGCGGATACGTTCCAGCTCTTCCTCGCGCTGCCGTTCCTGCTCCTTGCGGAGGATTTCTGCTTTCTGTGCCTCGTAGGCGTTAATGCAGGAGATCGCTTCCGGAAGGCTCAATGTCTGCTTGAACACGTCCAGTGCTTTAGTCTCGGCATCCGAGTGCATCCCGTGGATGGTATCCAATGCAATCCGTGCCGCCGTTGCCTGCGCTAAAACCTCTTCCCGGATTGCCTTTTCTTTCATTGTTGCGTTTTCCCATTTCGGGTTATAAATCCGATCCAAAGGAATAATGTCCGCCAGATCAGCGACCAGCTCCGTATAAATGGCTTCGATCAGTGCTTTTTTCTGCGCAATTCGGTCTTCTTCAAAGGCTTTGACCTGTCCGTCAATTAAGGTTATTGGCTCGTCAAACAGGTTAATCAGCTCTTTTGCCTTCGGCTCAAAAGCATCCCAAGGAGCCATGTATTTCTTTTTCGCGTCTCGGAGATTGTCATTCAGCTCTTTCTTCTCCGCCCGGAGTTTTGCCAGCTCTTTTTTAGCGTATCCCTTGCTTTCCTCTGTAAAGATTGCGCCGTCATATTCTTTCAGGCGATCCTTTATGTAGGCTTCTACTTCTTCAAAGTTGCAGGATACTGTACCCTCCTGCTGGGTAATAACTGCTCTTACTTCTGTCACTGTATTTCCTCCTTTGAATATTCCTGTACTCGTTTTTTCATTTCCATGAAAAAATAATCCATCGCAATTGTTGTCGGGATGCCTGTTCTTGTACTCGCATCACAAATTGCAAGGGCTGCAACACTCGCGGCAGTTGCGACAACCGCAGTAGTTTCGATTTCGTTCACTCGCATACACATCGGGCGAATTTTAATCTTCCCATTGTTTTCAATGAACATTCCTGCATAAACGCAGCCCTGAACCTCTTCCACAATGCGTTTATCGCCTCCGGCAGAAATGAAAACGCTAATGTTTCCCATTGCTTTTCCTCCATTTTCTGTTTATAATTAAGAAAGGATTATTTTATATAACCCTTTCCGATGCAGAGCCAGTCCGCCAAGATCACAGCTCTGCATCATTTTTTTTGACCATTTCCCGCGCGCCGATCAGAAACGCTGCCGCAGCAGTAACTGCCAGCGTCGCCGGGAACCACTGCAGGTCTGTTGTCTCCCACAGGATCACTGCCGCTGTTATGCAGTTTGTCCCAATTCCGAACATTAAATCTTCCATAGCTTGTTCACCTTACTCTCCTCTCCCGAACATCTGTAAAATCTCGTCATCTGTAAAATGTAACACTCTGTCAAGCGCCCAGATCTCTCCCAACCGGATTGTTTCGCCCTCTGCTTTTCGCTTTGCGAGGGTGTATCTGTTTATGATATTCCGGCGGTCAAGGTCTTTCCCTGTCAGCCCGCTGCGTGCCAGTCCGACATTGATGACGCGCCGGACGGCTTCTTTGCGGTCCGCATACACCCCAAGTGCTTTTGTTTTCGGCATCTCTTTCACCTCCACATCCAATATAGATTTGATAAAATCAGCGCGGCCATCGTGATTTCCCACGCTATGCGCCATCTCTTTGTCTCCTGCTTTGCTTCTTCGATGATCTCTACTGCAAAGCTGTCTTCTCTTTCGTTAATAACCATACCTCCTGTCTCTTGCTTCCTGCTTATCCCCGTCCTATACTGTACTCACAGGCTCCTGCCAGAGCCGAGTACATAGAAAGGAGCGTTCAGACGTTGGAATTATCATCGAGACTCTATCATTGCCATAAAATCAACAAAAACGTAACTATTCTTGAGGATTACGAGATTGTTGAAGGCAAGAAGCGCCTAGTGCGTTGCTCATGTCCATATCATGAATACAAGGATAAGAAGCCGCACTGTGATGGGAATACGGAGTTTGGTTTTCCGTGCAGTTATGCAAAAAGCTAATAACCAGGCTAATCAACTCATCACATCTTTCGCTTGGAGATAGGTAACAATAAAGCCGTAAGTCGCATTTGCAGCAATCCCCAGACATATCTTTGCAGTGCTTGCTGACGGCTTTATTAAATTCCACTGCGTTCATCATTCGCTTTCTCACCTCCCCTCTTCGCCGCTTACTGCTTTTTCTTTTTTCGCAGAAGCTTTGGCATTCCTTTTCACGCCTGCTTTGCTTGCCAGCGCTTCGGCGTATCCCAGAAAATATCCTTTATCTCTTTCGGACATATTAGGAAGCGCCTTGCCGATCGTGACGATTATGTCCTTTTCTTTTTCGCTCAATGCTCAACCTCCTTGTTTGTTTTGTTAAGCACATTATAATGGTTTTTTATGTGCTTGTCAATACATTTTTAGAATAATTTTGTGCTTTACAAACGTTTCATTATGGTATATAATTACTCTTGCAAGGAGGTGAATTTAATGAATATAGGCGAGCGGATTCGTTATTTAAGAAAAGATATATTGCATATAACGCAAGAAGCATTAGGAGAGCCATTAGGTCTTTCCAGGGCAAATATCGCAAATATAGAATCAGGGAGAATTTCAGTTACAGAACGCGTGATCAACGATATAAGTGAGAAATTTCATGTGAATGAAGAATGGCTTAGATATGAACGCGGAGAAATTATTCAGCCTTTAGAAAGAAGTCAAATCATAACTGACTTCGTGGGCGATTTAATAAAGGAAGAAGATTCGTTCAGGACACGCCTTATAGAAGCTTTGGCAAAGCTGGACGATACTGAATGGGAAGTTCTCGAGAAGCTTGCGGAAAGTTTGTCACACAAAAAAGGCTAGGGGTGTTATCCCCTAGCGCAAGATCTTTTTGCAGAAACGGTAAACCAATTCGAGCATTTTAATGTCATTTGAATTATTTACCATTTCGGCAATGAGTTTTTTGTAGTCCATCGTGCATCCCTCCCAACACGAACATTTGTTTGATTATATATTAACACAAGGTAATATATATTTCAACAGATGCGTACAGGGAAACGCGGTGAAGCGTCGAACCTACGCGGCAAAAAACGACAGCCAGCGCAGGGTTTGACAGAATGTTACACACGGTTATATCGCTGCGGCGATCAACAAACAAAATATCATATGAGGAGGATAAGAAAATGGCACTTATCAAATGCCCCGAATGCGGGAAAGAATACTCAGAAAAGGCAGCTACATGTCCAAACTGCGGAGCGCCAAACGATTTATTAAATGGGAGCCAGCAGAATTTGAACGACCAGCTCCAGACGAGCGATACCACAAAAAAAACAAACACAGGGTTGAGCATAGCTGCTTTTGTTGTTTCACTTTTTAGTTTAATATTTGCACCTTTATCCATAATCTCGATTATTTTAATTATAATCGACGCTGTTAAGAATAAAAACAAAAAGCGCAAGAAGGGGCTTTGGATTGCCGCACTTGTTATATCAATCATTATGATCATAACTCTTTTTGTTCCGAAATCGGGTAACAACGATGCAGAACAGCACACAGTTGTGCAAGAAAATTCAAATGGCGACGTATCAGAAGGAGCCGATCCAATCGAAACGGAAACTAACATTCCGAAAGAATATATTGAGGTAACTGCGGATGACCTCGTTGATGCTCTGAACAGCAACGCGATGAAAGCACAGAATGATTACCTTGATAAATATCTGCAAATCACTGGAACATTAGGCACAATCGACAGCTCCGGGAAATATATCTCGATTGATTCGGAACAGTTTTCGTTGGCAACAATCCAATGTTACATGACTTCCGAGACACAAAAAGAACTGATTATGAATATGAAAAAGGGCGACCCTATCACAGTAAAAGGATATTGTAAAGATATGGGAGAAATCCTTGGATACCAGATAGATATTGAAGAAATAACAAATTAAAAAATAAAAAGCCCCGATGCTGGTAACACCGGGGCAATAAAGAAAACTATACAGCACGTGAGGTGGTGGTATGTTTTCCCACGCAAGAAAAGTATACCACAGCCTCCTACACCTGCATAGGTGTATTTTTTATACCTAAAAGGAGGATTAACTATGGCAACAGCAAAAAAACTCCCGTCTGGATCGTGGCGGATTCTGGTGTACTCTCACACGGACCAGGACGGCAAACGGCGTTATAAATCATTTACGGCGCCCACAAAGAAGGAAGCAGAATTTCTGGCGGCTGACTATCAGATGAAGAAAAGCATCGACCTGACTTGTAAAAAAATCACTTTCGGTGAAGCGCTGGATAAGTACATTGAAGACCGGAGCGCTGTTCTCTCGCCCAGAACGGTTATGGATTACAAACGGATTCGGAAGAATGAGATACAGTCCCTAATGCCTGTGCAGATATCTGAGATAACGCAGGACATGATACAAAGGATTGTAAACGAGGACGCCAAAAAGCACTCGCCAAAAACAGTGCGAAATACTCATGGGCTTATCAGTGCCGTCCTGAAGGAGGAGCGACCGGAATTTGCATTAAATACAAGGCTGCCACAGAAAAAACGTCCAAACCTATACGTCCCGACTGACAATGACGTTAAAATGCTTATGTCTGCCGTAGAGGGGACAGAAATGGAGCTTCCTATTCTTCTGGCTGCATTCGGACCGATGCGCCGTGGAGAGATATGCGCCCTGAACAGCTCGAATATAAACGGTAACACTGTGCACGTTTCGGAGAATATGGTAATTACGGCAGAACACAAGTGGGTCATTAAAGCTCCAAAAAGTTATGCAGGAGACCGATACATTGAATATCCAGATTTTGTTGCAGAAAAATGGGAGGGTCGCTCTGGTAGAATCGTAGGGCTAACCCCGGATCATATCTCCAACAAGTTTACCCGAATTTTAAAGCAAGCAGGCATCCCGCATTTTCGCTTTCACGACCTCCGGCATTATTCTGCCAGCGTGCAGCACGCACTGGGAATCCCGGATGCATACATCATGCAGCGTGGCGGGTGGAGTTCCGACGGAGTTTTAAAAGATGTCTACCGTCACACGATGCAGGACAGACAAGCCCGTATGACAGATATTGCCAACAAGCATTTTTCAGAATTGTGCAACACAAAATGCAACACATAAAAAAAGAACCCTTGATTTTCAAGGATTCTTGAAAGGCGCGAACCGGATTTGAACTCGTTTAGGATATCTGCCTAAAACCCTATATTTACGGCATCTATTGATTTTAAGCCATTTTAAGGCATATATATGTGTGTGTCATATTATGATTTTATTCGATTTTACATCATTATGTGTAAGTATGCAACACAAAATGCAACACACATATGCCGGATACTTTTACTCCGATCAAAATTTCGTGTCATACATCATCAAAAATAAAAAGCTGGGAGGACTTTGCTTGCCCTCTCAGCTTATTTCTTTATTCGGGTTTTCTTTTATTCACCACTTTTCAAAATCTCCGTTTTTTACTGCTTCTTCCGCTTCTTTCCGGGCTTTTATGGCTGCATCCAAATCTTTTGTCCGCTTTAGTCTGTACTGCTTGCCCTTGTACCCTATGGACGCAATCCACACGTGTTTTGTTTTGCGTCATATATCATCATTGCAAAAATAAGAGGCATCAGAACTCTTTCCCAGTTTCCCGGTCCACTATTTTAACATCACAGCCCAACGCAGCCGCGATCTGCTCGACATCGGAAAAGCTCATGGTATCTCTAAAAAGTTTATTACTTAATGGCTGCGGCTTCATCCCGATTCTATCCGCAAGTTCCCCCACTTTTATATTTTTCTCGATCATTACTTGTTTGATTTGCTTACTTGCTCCCATTTCTTTATCACCTCGCAAAAATAATAACATTTGATTATGAATAAATCAATATCAAAATTAAATAATCAAAAATAATTATTTTTCCTCTTGATATTATAATCATTTTCGATTATTATTGAATCACAAACAAGAAAACATAATCAAAAACAGTTATAAGAATGGAGGTACAAATCATGACAGTAGAAAAGGTGTTAAAAAATTTAGAAAACTTAATAGGGACAGAATTTGATGCAGATGAAATTATTTGCGCTTTTGAGGATTTTGAAGAAGAAGGCGAAACAGAAGTAATCGTAAAGGAATCCGAAAACTACGGTTACGATGCGTTAGCTTATATTAATTCTGAAAACTCTACTCAGTTTTTATTTAAGATTTCTAATGGAATAATAAATGATGTGTGTTTATGGCATAACACATTTTAATATATTAAGAAAGGAAAGTTTGTTCCTCCCACCACCTGAAGGTGGTGGGTTTCCGCCTATGGCAAACGAAAGGATTTAATTTATGAAATATTCAGAGTTATTGGATTTGTGGATAAAAGAGAAACATATGGAAATTCGAAATAGTAGTTACAATAATTACTTATATACAATAAAAAACAGAATAAGCCCAGAACTTGGAGATTGTGATATTAGTGCAATAACAAGAAAAATGCTGCAAGATTTAATTATAAAACAATCTGTGCGATTAAAGCAAGAAACAGTTATTAACATAACAAAGGTATTGTCACAATCGTTTAAATATGCATTGGAAAATGAGTATATTTTAAAAAATACATATCGAGACATAAAAGTTCCAAAAGATAAATGCGTTAAAGAATTAAAAGTATTTAAAGCAGAAGATATAGAAAAGATATTGTCCGTGAGAGGGTATTCAAAACAGAAGAAAGATATAGTTAATCTTGCTTATAGAACAGGAATGAGAATCGGAGAAATACTTGCTTTGAAATGGGAGGATATAAATTTTGAACAAAATTTTTTGACAGTTAAAAGAACATTATCTAGCTATTCAAACGGACATGCGGAAATTTGTGAGCCAAAGACCAAATATTCACGAAGGAGAATTGACTTAGATAACATTACTATGGAGATGTTTAAAGCAATGGAACATAATGGGGAATTTATATTTTGTAAAAATGATGGAACTATGCTTAGTAGGCAATCAGTTTATCAGACATTTAAAAGGATGTGTAAGGCGGCAAATGTAACCTATCATAGTTTTCATTCGTTAAGACATACCCATGCTTCCATCTTGCTAGCAGCGAATGTACATCCCAAAATAGTTCAAGAAAGACTTGGACATGCAAAAATTAGCACAACTATGGATACTTATAGCCATTTAATTCCTGGTATGCAGCAAGTGGCAGTAGATGTATTTAATAAATTGTCGTAAGGACGTTAAAAAGCGGGTATTTCGGAGGGGTTACCCCTTTCAGACCGTAAAAGCAAAAAGCCGGGAGGACTTTGAATGTCCTCTCGGCTTTTTGCTTTTATTCTGGTTTTTTCTTCACTCCAACATCTTAACCTTATGGACAATCCCATTTATTTCCATCGCCGCAAACTGCTGCTGGATGACCTCTGCCTGCGCGCGTGTCCAGACGTCTGCCACAGATACGGTATAAATCACTCCCGGCTCTTCCGCAGGCTGCGACCATGCCGCAGGATCATCATATGCCATGTCAAGGTCTACATCCCCCTTGATACCTGGGATCTCCCCACAGCTCGTGTACTGCCATCCAGATATGTTTCCGTCAACATTTGGCTTGTATTTCTGATCCGGCTCGTCATCAAACTGCATCGTGTAATATCCTTTGTAATATCGAGCTACCCACAACCGTGTTCCAGCAAACGCATTAAAGTTAAACCAGCGCTCCTTATAAACATACAGCCCGATATACAGACCAAATCCGTACCCTGCCGTTGTGATGACATCCTGTGCCGCTCTGATGCACTCTGTCAGGTTTTGGGATCCAAGCGGCCGCAGCACATCTTTGTCCTCCACATCCCACCAGACCATTGTACCTGTCAGGCTATTGGATCTTAACAAGTCTACGACCTGCTGAGCTTCCTGTCGCGCCGCTTCCGGAGTGGCTGCGTAGGTATACTTATATACAGACACTGGTATGTTGTGCTTCCGGCAGCCTTCCAGATTTGCAGCAAACTGATGATCTTCCTTGCCCGATCGGCGCACACTGCGCAAGATTGCGAATGCAACTTTTGACGCTGCAACCTGTGCCCAGTCTATCACGCCTTGATTATCCGAAACGTCAATTCCTTTCCACATTTGCATTACCTCACAACAAAATTCTCCCACTTCTTGTATGCATCCACATACGTTTCCTGCTTGTCCCCATTATGCGTGATTTCGTAATACATACCGTCAGAAACAGTTGTGCTCAACAGCGCTTTATGGTTCTGAAGCGTCTTGCAGTACCAAACCACATATACATCATCCTGTGTAATCTGCTTCTGGTCGGTTTTGTCCGCATGGCTGTTGAAATAGTCAACGACAATCTGTTTGCTCTTTTCTAAAAATTCTTTGCTTCCCATACTTTCAATCCTCCGTATAATCTTCGATCACAGTAATTCCGTACTCAATGGCGCAAGTATTTTCGATGCGGCATCCTCTTGCGTTTTCCCAGCCTTTTGCAAAATATGCAATGTCTGCCGTAGAAAGCAATTCCAAAGATTTTCCCAAAAACCACAGAGGTCTCGCATCCGCAGGCGCGCTCTGGAAAAACGAATCAATAACCTCTACTTCTTCGTTCTCTGCAAAATTTCTCTTTGCGCTGGCAATTGCCTTTTCCCTCTCTTTTAAAATTTCATCATCTGTTTTGCCTTTCATCGGCTGTGAAATAAAAAGTTTTTTCATATTCTACTCTCCTTATCATTTTATGAGGGCGACCGAAGCCGCCCCAGAATCACGCTTAACCCCGCGCCGGGAGATAATCGGATCACCTTATCCTTCCTGTACTTCTTTCCATACACTATCTGTTCCTACAGCTCCAGGCTCCCATACATTGTTATCGACAAGCGATTCCCAGACCTTACTGTTGTGTTTTACCTTATCGCCTTTTTTATATCCGTTTGTGCTTCCCGGCTGCTCCCAGTCAGTGATAACACCAGGATCAGGGATGAGTACCTTTGCAAACAGGGACGGTGCCGCTTCCGGGGTCCACTGCTCCTGTTTATCGTGGTCAGACAGGACATTGTACAGCACTTTATTATAAGTGCAACGCTGCCCTTTTGTCAGATGTGTTCCGTCCTTCAGTGCTTCCCATTCAGGGTACAGCGACGGCACGCGCAAAGCCTGTGCATCCGTGTTATCCACAGCGCTGAATTTAGCCTGATCTAGCATTGCCAGTAGATTTTCTTTCGCTTTTTCCGTAAACATATCATTCGCCCTCCAAGATTCCGTTAACTTCGTTGATGCCGGACGTGATGCTGGACACATCGTTTTCCAGTTTTGCGACTTTATCAGTCAGTCCCTCCGGCAGCCCTGCTTCTTCAGCTTTTTCCATATGCACCGTACATACATCCACATGGGATTCTGCAAATCCGCTTTCAGTGGATGCATCCTCCTGCTCGTAATTTATGGATGATATCACGTCAGGCGTATATTCCAGCCCGGCCAATTTTTTGAACCCAGCGTACCCGCACATCAGGTCAATCCCTACATAATATCGCATCACTGCCGTATTCGCAGCGTCTGAAAACGTGTCAATGATGCTTTTCACATCACTGCTTTTTATAGAGATTTGCAAGGATTTCCCGCTTTGGGTAATCCCATCAATCTCCAATTCTTTGCCAGATTTAAATACGATTTTTTTCATATTTTTACCTCTTTTCTGTGTGTATTTAATTTATAATTACATTTGTTTTAGTTCACTAAGTAGGGATTTAAGCGCTGTCCCGGAATTTGTAATTGATAAAAGTACGGGTAAAATAACGGGATATAAGACAAAGGCTGGTGCGGATACAGTATTCCCTTTTAGTGCCCCGTTATTAAACATGAAATTTTCTCAAATGCCGAAAGTGAATTACTATACGAGTACTAATCTTGTATTTGAAAATCCGGGTTATAATCGTCTAAAAGTAACGGATTGTAATGCAAACTATTGGTGGGTATATAATTCTCCGAATTTCGATGTTAATAACTGGGGGAATGAACTGGACACAAAATATCAAATCGGCAATAGAAACGATACTGTGTTTGATATAACAAATGTTAAATATGTCTTAATTCACACCAAGCAGTCCGAAAACAATAATAGCGGGTTTGGCGGATGTAAATTTAACTTATGCAATGAATAAGTCAAAATATGTGCTTATCTGGCATATATTGTCGTTGCAGATCCGGTGTAATTTGTCCCTCCAACATAACAAGCCAGCAACCGGCAAGATGTTTTTGAGATTTCCCATTCGCACTGCACTCCAGTTCCAGCTGTATATCCGCCGTTGCACACATGTATTTTGTCTTCACTCAATACAACTACTGGTATTTTAACCGTATAAACCAATTTTGCATTTCCAGCGCATGTTGTAACAAGGCAAATTTCTTCACGCTGCGAAAAGTCAAAAATTTTCTGCGCAGTTCCAGACAATGTGCCGATCTGTTCCCAGACAGAATGCTCTTTTACAACTTTCAAATCCCTATTTAGCGTATCAACCGCTGTCTTTGTATCTGCAAATCCATTTGCTACCCTTTGTTCAAGGTCATTCATGTTTTTGGTATTAAACGCATCGCCCTCCTGCGAAACCTGTCCCTCGCTACGGGATACGTCATATGTTACAGTTTCTCCGTTTGCAACGTTTCTCAGAAGCCGCCGTCCTGCAAATTCCACAAGGCGGGCTTTCCACTCTTTTGGCGTAAACCATGTCTCTGCCATTATAAAATCCCTATTCCTTCCCCGGCGTAGATTTCATCGCCGCAATAATAATAACTGTCCATGACGCGGTCATATACATATTTAACATCGTGTAAAATCCGCTCTATGGCATTCCATTTTTGATAAGTAACCAGCGGCGTATCTGGCGTAACTGGGGTATCTTTCAAGGTACTCCATGCGTCCCGAATGCGTTGTACATTATCACGGATTCTTTTAAAATCACTTACTCGTGGGATTTGATTCTTTTCCCACGTTTTCGTTGTTACAGTTATCGCTAAAATTCCAGCGATTTCCCGGATATTCCCTTCAATCCTGTTCAGGTCTGAGGCATTCAGCGCACCTTTCATTCCTGCAGCCCATTCTTTTTTCTCCGTTTCCGTGATTGTCCCCGCAGCATATTTTTGCGTAAGCAGTTTTGCCCGCTCCACATCCTCCTGTGTCCGGTCATATACCCATTCCATTAGGTGATTCCCACCTCCTCATCAGCATACAACTCGCCAGAATAATAATCTTCTGATGTTATTTTATAATATCCTCTGTACTTTGCCGTACCCACAAATCCACCTGTAAGGTCAACACTAAGGGATTCTATACAGGCGACAAAATTTCCGTGCATTTTCAAGGTATTTTCAACCTCCGCCCAGTCCCCCGCTTTTTCCTCTGCGGACAAATGGCGTGTCTGGATGATCTGCTGGAGTTGGTAATAATCCAGGATATTGTCTGCAACCTTCTGTGCGCTTTCGTAATTTAAAAGCGTTCCGGAAAATGTTTTCGTGTTCCGCACTTCACCTGACTTTATATGCTCGATTCTGGACAGTGTAGCCAGCTCTGTACCAACATATTTGTGCCCCGTGATCGTGACCTCTGCACGTGCGTTTCCCGCGATTTCCAGCACAACATAGTACGGCATTTGTTTGACAATCCTCCCCGCAGATGCGCTCATGTTCGCTGCCGGGCTTGTGAGCTGAATTGTATGTATCCCAGGATCGTATGTGCCTTTCGTAATCTCGCTTTCCGCCGCGTCCAACACCCACGTTTTATATTTTACGCTTACGTCTGACACATAAGGATCTGCCTTTAACGTCGTGGAAAATTTCCGGCTGCGCGGAATCGTTGTCGATATTTTTCTGGTCGATTTTCGTATTTCGATTCCAGACCGGCGGGATGTGTTCATAATCGCAGCGCAAGCGAACAATACCTCACGCAGAGCTTTTTGACAGGTCTGGATTTTAAGCGTGCCATACAGCGGCGTTTTCGCCACCTCTTCCTCTACTGTATAATCTTCAATCCCTGCCGCTGTCATAATCTCTTCGATCACACTTCCCGCCGTTTCTCCGTCGTATATCCGCCCGTCTTTAAAATCCACATTAGCAAGCATCCCTTTGTAGTCAATCGCCGATATTTGTGTGACGTTTTTTGCGGTACTGTTAGATTCCATGAAAAACACGCCCAGCGGCATCTTCACGCCGTCAACGATTTCATAGGGTAACATTCTCTGCTTTTTCTGCAATGTTTTGTGCAACCCGTCGATTTTGCCAATATTAAAATCATCATCAGGGTCAACAAAGTCAAACGTAAGCTTGTCCGTCTTGACCTGATTACTGATAGGGTCTGTGTCATTTACAAGCTTCGCGCTTTTTATAACATCCGGCCCCCAGATAAACGTTGTGCCATACTCGAGATAGTTTAACTTTACATTGTGCCACGGTAGGGCACGTACAAATCGGATCTCAATTCGTCCGTATTCCTCCACCTGGTTTTCGGCAAAATAATTCAGTTTGTCCGGGAAGAAACGTTTTTGCGATTTATATGTACCGCCGAGGTCGTACCACGTCACTTCCATTTCCAGCGGAAATGCTTCTGAAAAATGAAAAGTCAGCCCGATAGAGGTATGATTTTCGGTAAAATCTATTCTGATTACAGGCTGTTTTGTGAAAATTCCATCTGCGCCCGCTTGCACATCCGAAAAAAACGGGATGTCCGTCGGCGTGTCTGGCATTTCGCTAAGACTCCCATCCAGCGCGAAAAAATTATGTTCCAGTGTAGCGTATTTGGGTGGGCTGCCTTTTGACTTAAACAGCCCCATATCCCCAAAAGCGGCATTGCTCTCTGTACTTTCTTTTGCATCAGGCAGAGAGGTCGTATCATACATATTGTATTCGACATAAAATTCTGTTTTCATCACGGTCTCCTTGCCGGTTCTTTCGCCGTAAACTTGCAGGTAAACCCTTTATAATCAGCGCTATCCTGTGTTATCTTCTCGTATTCATCAGAGACGCTGGATATATAAGCAGTGTATTCGTAATAACCAGGATCTGACGGCAGCGAAATAACATGGAATGGGACTGGCTCTGTAACCTTATCCCAGAAACGTTTATATACGCCATCCGGGAACGAGCTGCTCTTCCCGACCGTCATTGTGTAATTAAAATACACGCCTATCAGTTCACGCTGGAGCTCTCCTGTTTCAACCCTTTCGGCGAATTTGTCGAGGAAATCCGCGTTTCTTTTTATGGACACGATGGGGATGTTAAAATACTCCCCATCTATGTATATGCCGCGTGTAAAAATCATCCTCCGATCACCTCCAGATCATATCCTTGCCTGCTTGCTTCCGATAAGAAATCCTGCAGTGTAGCTTGCGCCAGATCTACTCCGTTTACCTGCAAGACGATCCTTGCCGTTCTAAATCCGCCGCCGCTCTCTGCCATAACCTCAGCTACAGCTTGTTTGATTGTGCCTATCGGCGCTTCGATGTTGGTCTGCCCTGCCCGCTGGTCGCCCAGAATCGCCAAGAACGGGTTGCCGCCACGGATTACCGAGCCAGATGCAAGAGCCGGGATATCCCGCAGGGTACGAGATGCAAAGCTTTCGTTTATGGCATACGGCTGCGTGGACATTGTTCGCGGCTTCGATGATCCGCCACCAGTAAATGCGTTTTTGATACCGCTGCCGATGTTCTTGATTTCCTCTATAACGCCTGCAATCATGTCGCTAACCCATGTAAAGAAGCCGGACAAGAACGCCTTTATAGAATCCACGACGCCTTCTACTTTGGTTTTAAAAATCGTGAAGATTTCCTGCGCGGTATTCCATGCGCCCTTCCAGTCTCCATCAATCAGCTGCTTAACAGCTTTTACAAACAGACGAAATACAGTTTTCATGATGTCAATAATACTTTTTATCTTATTCCAGAAATCGTTGAACGTATCCCAAGCAACCGCCCACGCCTCTTTCCAAAATTCTAAACAATCGTTTATAAAAGTCATAAAGGTTGTAAAACCATCAACAATCGTCTTAATTCCAAGTATAATAAACTCTAACAGCACCCCTAATCCTTGCACCAAGAATGGCACTGCGTAGGTCATAATCCAGTCAACAATCGGTTGCAAAATACTCTCCCAAAAAGATTTTAAAATATCCGCAACCAACCCAACTCCTCTTATTATAGCTTCCCAAGCCGGCAGAAAAGACTGCGTAAGAAGCTCTGATATTCTAGTCCCGATTCTGTCGATAACTGGCTGAATGTGTGTATTCCATGCGGTTAAAAAATGGTTGACAACCTCTGAAAGCCCGCTCGTTATACTATCAAATAATGGCTTGATATGAGCGTCGTACATTGCATTCAGGCTATCAAACGCTTTATCTACAGCCGTCTTAAATCCTTCCAGCACGGTTGCTGCGCCGCCTAGTAACCCCTCCAGTGCAGTCTTGAACCCGTCAGCGTTTTCTGTAAACGGTACAATAAGCATTTGTAAAAAGTCCCGCCCCAGTTTAAGCGCAAGTTCAGCTAGACCCATAGCTGCATCCGCAATGCTTCCTATCAGCGCCGATACAAAGCGGATCCCGTTTTCGCTTGCAAATGCTTCAAATACATAGGCTATACTTTGAAACAAATCCGCCAGAAGGAGGTTTATATCTGCCCCCACGTTAAATGCGGATATCAGGAATTTCTTTATCCGGTCGGTATTGTTTTCGAGATAATCCCCAACCCCGCCGATCAAAGCCGCCGCCAGAGTAAGACCTATGCTCGCCATTGAGCCGGTAAAGGAACCCAACATATACATAAAAGTTTTAAGGAAGTTGTCAGCAGCCCCTACAACCGCAGGATCTGACCATATCTCTATCCATGCATCGCGGATTTGCTGAAGCCCATTTTTGATGATATCTAAGCGGTATTCAAAATCCCCCAAACCATCCCAGAATCCTTCCGCAAAAGCATCTTTTAACTCTTTTACATAGTCAAGAATAGGTTTCAGATTCTCCAAGATCCCATCAAGCCAAGACTTCACTCCTGCATCAACAGGGACTTCCTCGAACATGTCTTTCGGCTGTGTTCCACCTCCACCGCCGCCGGAATCATCCTGCTTTTGCAGCACATCCAGGTCGTCAAATTTTGCCAGAGCTCCGGCTGCCTTTTTTGCCGCAGCTGCTGTTCCATTCAGGGAATCGTTGTAAGAATCCTGTATCTTTTTCGCTCGGATGAAAGTGCTTTTCCCGCCAAGGATGGCAATAAACTGCGCCACATATGTTATCGCCCGCGTTATCCCGTTTATAAGTGTATTGAGATACGGAATTACTATCTGGACAATCGGCGCAAAGGCAGCAGCAAACGCATTACCAAGTGTAGCCAGCGAATTTTTTAGCGCCTGAAATGAATTTGCCAACGGAGCGGAGTATTTCGTAAGGTTTGAAAACCCCTTTTGCATTCCGGCTACCATCGCATTAAATGCTTTTGTAATCCAGTTAAATATCAACAGCGATAATGCGATACCTTTCAATCTTGATGCAAAAGTGCCGAACAGCCCCGCGCTTTTTTTCGCGCCGGACGAAGCTGTTTTAAATGCTTTATCGGCAGAACGCTTCATCCGATCGAATTCTTTTTTGATGGGCTTCTGCTTCGCGTTAAGTTCTGCCAGCCTGCGCTTTGAAACATCTATGTTCCCAGCAAGCTGTGACGCCTTTACAGACATCTTCTGAAATTCTTCTGTATCTTTTGGGGATACAAACGCGTTACCGGATGCTTTCTCCGCGTTTATTTTTTCCTTGATTTCATCTACTTTTTGAGCTGCTTCATCCAGTTGGGCCTTGTCCACCTTCGGGGTATACGCCTTTCCGCTGTTCTCCATTTGCTGGAGCTTTTCTTTCAGATCATCTACACGGTCGGATGCGGCTGCAACCTGTTCATTTAGTACGTCCCATGCGCCGCCGGTTTGAGGTACCCCCATGTTTTCCCAGTCTGTCTGACGTGCTACAAGCTTAGACAGTTCTCCTTGCGCTGCAACGAGGTCTTTCTGTAAAGCTTTATACTCAGACGTTGCCGCCCCTTTTTGTGACATACGGGCCTGCAGTTTTGAATACTCGGATTCTGCCTTTTCTAACTCTCTTTGTAATTCTGCAAATTTTTCTGTCGGGATTTTCTTTTGAGAAAATTCTTCCATTTTGCGATTGAGAGAATCTAAAGCCGCGCTGTCTTTTTTTATGGCATTAGACACGCGCATCATCTGGCTGTTTAAATCTTTTGTTTCAATTTTTGTGTTTATCCGTATCGAACCGTCATATTTCGGCATATCAGCCTCCTACCTTGATCCATTTCATAAAAGCGTCAACGTCTTCCTGTTCCTCTTCTGTCAGTTCCTCTTCCCGCTCTATTGCAAATATTTGTTTCTGCTCCTGCAATGCCTGTTTTGCACGCGTGTCCATCTTAGGGTCTATTTTCTGCTGCCGGATGGCTATGACGTTCGTGTATGCGCATTCACCGAGCGTGGACAGCAGTCCCATGAACGCCCAGTAGTGCATGTCAGACCGGTTCAGGTCGATTCCGTACTTCTCCAGAAATGCTGAATAGATGCGCCACTGGTCTATGTCAAAATCTGTTACCGGAACTTTGTCCTCATCCTTCGGTCGGTTGTCGGTATACCACCCGCTCAGAAACCACCTAAGGCCATCCACGGCAGTTTTTAAATCGGGTAAAGAAGAAGGGCTGCCGTCCCCATCCTCTGACGGATACAGCAGCCCCAGCGCTACAGCCAACCTTTCATCGTCTGACAGGTCCGGATCTTGCAAAGCCTGTGAAATCTGGATCCCTGTCTGGAAAGCTCCATCTATGCGGAATCCCCCGTATTCTGTTGGGAATTTATCAAGAAGCACATTCCACATTTAATTGCTTCGCGCCCCTTTCCTGTTCGGGCTGTATTTGCTTTTGATTTTCTGATTTCGTTCGCTGGCAAATCCCTGAAGAATCGGGATAATCTGGTCTAAAAAGTCCGCGATAAGCTCCATTCCCGGGGATTCCACGTCGGGGAACACCTTTTTGCAACACCCGCTCCCAAACAGAGAATCCAACTCAGTGCAGGCTTCCTTGCATAAAGCGTCATACGCTCCGAATCGTTCCGTGAAATCACTGGAAGAATCATTGGCAATCCTATCGGCTTCCTCGTTTTTTGCATTCAGCCATGCTACAAAATCGTCGAAGCGCTTAAAAAAACTGTTGTCAGAGATATTGACCGCGATATAATCGCCGTTATCGTTTACCTCAATGCGCTTGACGCCACTGTCTACTCGTAAGCTTGCTGCTCCCATCTTTTCCTCCTTATTCCGTTAAAGCCCTGCCCGACGCGGGTGTCGCTGTGAATGTTCTTGTGGATACGTTAAACGTTCCAGCTTCTCCGTCACCTCTGCCGCCCAGCGTCAGTGTGTCCGTTACGTTTGACCCTGCATCGCCGCCCGTGCCACCTACACTCACAACGCAACGGCGGCGGACTGCCGGATATGAGGGTCCAGCGCCGGAAACTCTCACGCGGACATAGGATGTGATGGCGTCAGCTCCGACGGGCAGCGTGTCGATCATCTTGTTAAACCAGTCCGTGAGCTCCGTGTCCTCTTCGTCTACGTTCTGTCTTTCAACTTCGATGGACGGCGTATAAGATTTAAGGTCAGTAGATCCGTTTTCCTGATTGATGTACTGCACTGTTTCAGTCTCCGGGTTCATCTCCTCTGTCAAAGATGTAATGCCCGTTCCCAGAAGCCGGTAGTCTGCCGCTGACCCCTCAGCGGACGTGTCCATTTTTACATCAACGAAATGTCTCAACAAATGTCTTTTCATCGTTTTCTTCCTTTCTTAAAATTCAGGTTCGATAACATTTTTATAAAAAACCGTAACCGGTAGAACCCAGTCCTGCACGCCATTCTCCTGCGGCTGTGTCCCATATGCGTTCCCGCGTGTTACCCGCTCAACCCTCCGCCCTGCGGTCAGATCTGGGTATACCGCTTTTTCGTACTCTTTCCCTTCAATCCCGGAGGGCTCGTGGCAAAGCCAGCGCCCCAGCGTGTCCAGGAATTCCAGAATAGTGATTTTCTGCCGTTCTCTTGCTCCCGTGGTCGAACGGTATACTACAAAGCAGGGATACCGGCATTCCTGATATATCCGCCCGAGTATATCTTCTTTTTCTGTATACACCAGCGCCCCGGAATCATTGGAAAACGCAATGCCATCCTCAGACCCGAGCTCTTCGAATTTAATTACTTCATCCGGATACAGCCCCGGAAACTGGTTAAGCAGCGACTTCATTGCCGCCGTCAAAACATCATAGCCGGTAGCATCATTCCCGATAGGTTCAGCCACTTTCACCACCTACTTCCCTAAGATTTCAAAATGTGGGATTACCGTATACGGTCCGCCCACTGACGATATCAGGTAAACAAAATCTTTTTCGGCATTCATAAACGCATAAAACCCTTCATATCGCCTGTCTGTATAATCTGCATCGTTTACGAGTACGGCACCGTCCCATGCTCCTACCATGAAAAAGTCTGTAGACGGATTAAATGTAATGATGTCTGGCAACAGATCATTTACCTGTCTGTTCCATTCCTTCGGCGGAAGCCACGGCAATTCTTTTCCGACGGTATCAACAATAATTTTTCTCCCGTTCTTAACCCCGAACGGGATATGTAACTGTGCGTTATCTGTGCTGTCTGTCCCGTACAGTTTCATGATCTGCCCCCGATCAGTCTCAAGATGCACGCCGGAAAGCACATGGGGATACCAGATGGCGGCAGTGCTGGATTCGTAAAAATTGAATATTGTCACTATCGCATCATTCATCGGTATCCCTCATTTCACAAAGAGCTTCGTTAAATTTATCCGTAAACGCCCGGATTCTCACGATATTTCCCATGCATTCCTCTGGCACAGAACCGTAAAAGATGATCGTCTCCGGCTGCAACCGCCTCACCATTTCTTCATACCCTGCCAAAAACAGCGCCTTTTTTTCCTTGCTGTTCATGCAGCCAACAGAAGATACCGCCACCGTTCCACCCTCTGGCTCCCCATCGAAACACCAGTCATAAGAATCCGGTGTGCTCCATGAGATTGTTGGAATCACACGGCAACCATATTCTTGCAGATATGCACCTATCCAGTGCTTGCGATAATGGTTGTATATCTGGATAGCTTTCGGAAAATCGGTGTAGGTGCTGAAATCCGGTGTCAGAATGTACCGGAATTTGCTCAGTTTGTCCACGTACCTGTCTGGATTTCTCCATAGTGCGTCAAATTGGTAATCATCTAAGAAGAAATGAACAGCTTTCTCTTCTGGATTATTGCATTTTCCTCTGGCATAATTAAAACCGACAAATTCGCAGTTACCCTCGAATGTCTCAGGTTTTATCTGTGGTATACCGTATTCGCCGACGCCAGAGAAGATGCGGCGGTTCAGATTTTCGTAAGTTATACTTGTCTCTCGGTTTGCCATAGATTACTTCTTTCCGCTTCCAAAGAACCATGAATCAAAGTTTTTCATTCTGCGCTTTCTGGCTCTGTCATAAGTGGTGGTAGTACGGCTTGTATCGTGCAAAGCACTTGTATCGCCTTTTTCAGATGCCTTTGAAAATTTGTGCATTTCATCTCTCATGGCTGTACTGGCATTGACTAATTTTCGATGCTCTATAGCAAGCCTTTGATTTTTAAATAACGCCTCTGCACTTCCAAGTTTTGCGATTTTCCTTTTACTCTCACTTAATCTGTCATTTATATAATTCATTGTCTTTACTGCTTCGCTCTTTGTCTTGATTGACTTAAAGTAGCTAGTGTTTTCTGAATTAATGACCTTCTCGAGTTTACTGTCTTTTTTAACAGTTCCGCTCCCTCTTAAAGCGTCGCTTTTCTTTGAAGAATTAAAGTACACCTTCGCAATAAGCTTAGAAACCGGCTTCTCGTTACTTAACCCACTACTTCCGCCACGTCCGCCCATAAAATCACGCTTTCTTTGCCTGCTTGTATACCTGGTTTACTCCTGTGGCCGCCAGCCCGGACACCATGCCCACCGCCGCAGCATTGATATAGTCCGTCGCCGGGAAGTCCGGCATGATGTTCATTCCCAGCGCACCCAGAAGGCCGCCGCATACCGCCATAATGACCGGAATCCACTCATCCGGGATTTTCTGCGCCGCCTTACAGCCCAGACCGATAACATAGCAGATAGCCACGATGGCCACACAAGTTCCTAATGTCGTAATGTCCATGAGTTAATCCTCCTGTTTAACCACAATCTTTTTGCATAAAGCTAAAAATTTATTGTTACCCATTTCTACCTTATTCCCGCGTACAATAACGGTACGCCATCATCATTTTTCACTCCTGCCAGATAAAGCATTGCCGCATCTGCCAGAAGCTTGTTCGTCTCCTGTGCATCCCCGGACGCCTGGTAGACCGCGCTCCATGCCTTTGCGCCGTTTGCCATTTCAGACGGGGAGGCGTAGGAAATTGATTCAGAACCGGCAGACTTGGAAGTAATTACTCCCGAAGTAACACCGCCAGCCCCGCCGGAAGATGTCCCCCCGGCAGCGGCAGATAGCGCCTGTTTATCTGCCAGCTCCAGTTGATATAACTTATCACAGACCGCACACACGGCCTTATGTACCTTTGTCGCCGCCCTTTCATCAGACGGTAAGCCGTCAGCCAATCGGTCAAAGGTTATCACGTCCAGAAAGTCACTGGCGCGGTCTGCGATACGATCAAAGTCCTCCGCCGGGACGACATTCCCGTGGTAGATCTGTTCATAAAATGTAAATGTCGTGTATGCCATCCCGTCGGCCTCCTTATCTCCTACTCTTCCGTCTTGTTTCCCCGGAAAGCGGTTCGCCGTCAGTATTCAGGGGTGTACTGGCGGCCATCAACCCCCCGCATTTACGGTGATTTTCGCGATACCATCCAGGTATTCCGCAAACAGCACAAGGCCGGTGATCGCAAACGCCTCAGACACGGCGGTGTTGTAGTTGCCCTGTGTGTGGAAACCGATCAGATTCGTTTCTCCGCTGGTCGTGTACACAAGTCCTGCCTTCGCGAAGTCGCTGTCGTTGGGGTCGATGTAATACATCACGATGTTTTCCACCGGTGTAGCGATTACCGTATCAGCCGGGATCTCGCTGTCAGAAAGGAGGAAAATTGTATTGAACCCCATGAAATCCTTAAGGTACTGGAAGCCAAACTGATTCTGAATGGTGATGTTCGCGGCGCCCAGATATTTGTACACATCAAGGATGTTTACAAAGCCGACAACCCCGGTGATGTTCCGGTGCATCTGCTTAAACTTGTTCTCAACCTTGCCTTTTGCCATCGCCAGAGCCATCTGGAAGGTTGTTTCCTCGGATGTGAGCGTTCCGGTGTTCAGATAGTCGTAAAATTTCTTTGTAACGCCCGCCTGAAGCTGATAGAGAAACTCGTCGTCAGTCATCTGGACGGCGTTATCATAGCCGTGGTCTTTGATCGCTTCAATGGAAACAGCCTTCGCGTACTTCTCGATGGTCATCTCCTGATACTTCTTTTCCTTTACGGTAAATTTGCTATACGGGATATCCTCGCCTTCGCCTACCGCACCATCCTGGAGCGTACCCTCCGCATATTTACTTTTCAGCACTGTGCCGGGCTGTTTCTTGATGGGGCGCATAATCCCCAAAATGTCCCGCAGATGCTGCCAGTTGCGCTCAAATCTGGTTACAAAATCCAGCTCTCTTGCGGTCACCTGAACATCCGCTGTTTTAATCAAATTTACTTTTGCTGGCATATTAGCCCTCCTGCTTTAATTAAATAAACTCATGTTCGCAGCAATTGCAGCCTGACGCTCAGAAGCATCCTTGATGCTCATAATCTGGTCTTTCGTCAGCGCGCCGCCCTGCCCCTGCTTATTTGTCGGCTGTGTAAAGCGTGCCTGATTCTGCTGTGCTTTCTGCTGCTCATCGTCAACAAATGCCGAAGCGTCCTTTTCCTTCATCTGGGCTATGAGGTCATTCAGTCCGAGGATTTTCCCGTCTTTCAGCTTTAATCCGGCCTCCTTGACTTCTGCCATAATTGCGCGCTTTGCCGCTTCGCTCGAGAATTTAATTCCTTCAAACTCCGTTTTCAGAGCGTCCGTGAAATCTCTCTCATACAGCTGCGCCTGTGCGTTTTTCTCGGCATCCTCGGCCTTTTTCTTCCAATCAGCCAAATCCTTCTGCATTGTTTCAAGGTCAACGCCCTCGAAGCCTTTCAGGGTGCTTTCTGCCGTCTCAGCTTTTTCTTTCCACGTGTCCCGGTCAGTCTCAGCCTTTCCCAGCTTCTTTTCATGTTCAGCTTTCGTGACGTAATTTTCCGCCACCTTTTTCGTAAGGCTTTCCTTTTTGTCCGCCGAGACCTCAATTCCCAGTTCTGTCAAAATTGCTTCAATATTCTGCATCTTTATCCTCCTAAACGTGATTGATTAACCGCCCGTCAGCGGTATGGATTAAGCCCGATAAACCACGGGCGGGGTAGTTGTGGGAAGGGGAATTGAACCCATGACACACGATAAGGCCGCTGCTCTACCTCCTGAGCTATCCCACAAAGCGCCCGGGGTAGCGAACCGGGCGAAAAGCGTAATGATCGGCGCTGTCTAAACAATGCACCTATACCGTGCGCCGGGGCTTGAACCCGGCTGCTTCTCGTATCCTTGCGGAATGCTGACCGCGTTTTGCTATTACAGACAGGACAGTATACCCTTTTGATATCCATGATTATCATTCCTTTCCATAGCCTTTAATACATTTTACCAAACAAAAAAAGCTATGGCGTACCCATGTTTAAAGCAAAAGCGGCAGGTTTACCCGCCGCCTTTACTCACATCATCTTTCGTAATTTTTCGATATACCGCGAAATGGTCTCCCGCTCTTCTCGGCAGTCTGCATCCTTTGACAGATCTCCCAGCTCTTCCGTCAGTGCATCCATATGCTCTTCCAGAGCAGCCAGCATACGCCGCTTGCAATCCTCAGACTTGCCGTTGCGATAAGACTGCTTGTTTTCCATGTAATCATCATAAGGGTCATTGTTTCCGTTTCCACGGCTATAGTGACCCTTTACATAGTGCTCCCCACGTCGCGCATAGGAGGATCCATCGTCATAGGCCGTCATGCTCATTCCATCATCCCTGCTGTATCTCCCACGGCTGTCGCGTTTCCGCCTCTCGCTGTACTCTCCATTCTGGCTATAACCGCCTTCCATTTCGTCGAGAACGGCGTTATAATAGCCCTCTTTGCACTTCCAGTATTCCACATTTTCCATGTCTTTCAGCATGTCGATAAGCTTGTATGCAGTTTCAAGGTTTCCGGTATTCAGACCTTTTTCTGCGATTTTATCCAGTTCTTCACGGATATTTTGCATCAATTTATAGCTCATGGTCTGCCCTCCTTAACCGCAAACCCGAACAGCTGTTATGTTCGGGTTGTCTACTAACACAGGAATTGTCCCTGCGTTTTTGATGGAAATGTTTTCACAGCATCCACAGAACACATCGACGTATGTCTGGGACGATGTGTTAAAATACTGCTCTACTGCCGCAGGGGTGGCACGCATCACCGTGCCGTCGAGGATTTCCCCATCTCTGGCAATTCCCAGCGCCACTTCTCCTACCGTTTCCCCAGTCGGTACTGCGACGTTCCCAGAAAATGTGATCAGATATCTACCGGGCTTTACAAGCGTTATCTGCGCGCTTCCAGCCCTGTGTCTTTCTGCGCATCCGCCCTTTGTTGCCACTGCCGAAAACGGGATGGACTGCCCTACTGGGACCGTGACCGGCGTTGTGTTTACTAACTCAATCATTTTATTCTCCCTTCATTTCAAAAGGGGCAGACGTTCTCAGCCTGCCCCTTTTTGTGAATAACGGCATCAGCCGAACATCATGGCAAAATAATGCCACGAAGATACTCCGTCTGAAGTTTTAACATCCGCATCCCGTGTTGCCTCCGTAGCCACATCCGGCGCCAAAGCTAAAGCCTGTCGGGTTTACGATGGACGTGTACGGGGACATGACCGGATAAGACGGCACGGGTGTAGGTCTCAAAGCATTTAAGATGCTGTTTGTCTGTGCGTTGTTAGACAGCTGGAGCTGTGCGGACTGTAACTCGGTCTGCAAAGACTGTATCTTGTCCTGTGTAAACAGGTCGATGATGCGCTGTGTTCCGGCGTTCTGTGCGTCAATTACATCTCGGATTCCGTTGTTTACGGTATTCTGGAGGATGTTTGTCTGGGCTGCCATGTTGTAGTTTACGCCAGCAATAGCCTCACGGGTATCGCAGCAGCATTGCTGCATCTGATAACCCAGATTTGACAGGTTGGCGTTTACGCCAGCAAGGCCGTTGCAAAGCTGGCCGGAAAGGTTCTGGATCCCGTTTTCGATTCCCTGCGTGGACAGCGCTGCGTCGATATCGGCACGGGTTGCATAACCCTGAAATGCAGGAGAATTTGCTCCTCCACCATTTCCGCCCCAGCCGCCGAAGCCGCCCCAGCCAAACATACCGAAAATCAGGAAAAGGATAATCCATGCACCCCAATCTCCGCCGAAGCCGTCATTTTTTCCTGTGCCGCCGGTTAATACGGCAACATCAGAAGCGTTTAAACCGTCTGTCATAGTAATTATCTCCTTCGATAATGTATTTACAAAACCGTGTGCACCCGGTTGTGTACTATTTAAAAAAGCCTTTAAACATACCCTGCATCTGCTGCGCCATCTGCTGGGCTTGATTTAACTGTTGCTGGTTTATTTTGCCAGACTGCAACAGCCTGTTAATCTCTTCATTCGGATTCCTGCCCTCCATCTCTTTCCGGAATTGTTGGAACTGTTCCAGCATTCCGGCCATTCTATTACCATTCAGGGCCTCAAACAAGGGATTCGCCATGTTTGCCTCCTTCCGGCTTTGTTGCCGTTTCGAGATAACTATATAATTCTTCATATTTACTTCTCAAATCGTCGTATTCCTTCCGCGTAACATATTTATCATCTAAGTTCACTTCCGCCTGTTTCTGTGGCTCTTTCGCGCCCACTGTGACCTCTTTGTAAGCAAAGGTGCGGAGCGTCGGCATCCCGGCGGCATCGGTAGTTTTTATATAAAAATTAGAGTTTTCGGAATCCATCAGAAGGACGCTTGTATTTGGAGCGACAAGATAAGATTTAGCTCCAGCCTCGCCCTGCACCCACAGGATCCCCTGATTTACCTGCTGTGGCTGCTGATACTGAGCCTGCATCTGCGCCAGCCTGTCCATCTGCGGCTGTAGCGGATTTACTTGTCCATACTGATACGGATTATAGCCGTATCCTTGATATGGTAATGCCATGTCTGCGCCTCCTATGACTAATTTAATGACTTTCTATGGCTAAATTATGGCATAAAAAATAAGCCTCTGACAGTTCATCAAAGGCTTACAAAAGTATCAAATCAGCATACTCGTATTATCTTTTTGTTTATTCGCTGGCTCATTCTTTTCACGGTGGACACACTCACGTTCATCATCTCCGCGCACATTTCCAGTGGGATATTCTGCGCCCGTAATTCAAAAAGCTGCCGTTCCTCAGGTGTAAAATTGCAGTATTTGCGAAAAAAATTCAGTTCAAACACTGTAAAATCGTATACCTTCAAGATTACTCCCCTTATTGCGTCCGCGCCAGATAAGATATAAGCTTGCCCCTCGTTTCTTTTAACTGCTCAACATTGTTCCCTGATATCTGGCTGTTAAGCATCGTTACCAATGTCTCCATGATTAGGCTGTCCCGCTCCCTAATCTCATGCATCGTTTCAAAGTCTCGCTTGTCATGCTCTTCAAGGACTTTTACCCGCGTGGTGAGCTTAATCGCGGGGGATATCCATTTATGTATCACAGCCACAGCGCCCCCTATCACCGAAATGCCGCCGCACACAGCAAGAATAGCCTGTATCGTTTCCATAGTGCCTATCTCCTTATTTCTCCCAGTAGTATATCGGTATCTCCTGACCGCTGTCCCATGTGTCCCAGTAATGTCCATCTTTGACGCACACCACATGGCCGTCTATCCCGAGCACATACGTCCCTGCTGGATGGTCTCGGCAAAAATCATCTACCGTGTAAACATGCTGTCCGTGGTCGTCTACGATATACCGGCGGAATCCGTTCTCACGCAGGTATGCGCCCCAGACAACATTTGCAGACGGCATATCCGAAAACTGACAAGCCTTTACCATGACGCCGGAAAAGGCGGTTTCCCAATCAATAGACATAGCCTTGCATATCGCCCTTATGACGCAATCCCCGACGCGCTGAGAGCGTGGATTTGGATTGAATTTTGCCCAATGACTCATTTCCCAGTCCCTTCTTTCTCCGCATGTCTTTTTGCCCCTTTATTTGCTGCCTTTTGCTGCGGGTATCCAAATCCCGCTAATGCATTCCGATCATACTGCGGCTGTAATCCATGTTCTTCGCAATACTGGTTATAAGCCCTGTTCTGTCCCTGCAATCGGTAAGCCAGCTTATCATATTCCTGCTGGCGCTTTTCCCGTTCCGTGTCGGACGCCCATGCAAGCTCTTCCTGTTTTACTATCAGCTGACGTTTCGTCTTTCGGATTCCGCGCTCCATAGATCGCTGCTTCTGGCTGTCCTCATACCGTTTTAGATTTTCAGCATCGGTAATTTTATTTCCGCTTCCATCCAGCAGATTCCCTTCTGCGTCCCTCCACGGATTCTTCATCCGCTTGTCAAACAACATATGACCGTGACGACAGTTATAGCCATGCAGCCCTCTCATATCCACAACCCTGCCCTCTCCCGTGGTCAGATCAATATCATACCCCGTCGATTCCAGCAGGTTCGGATATCCAGGCTCGCTTCCGTCAATTTTAAATACACGGCCCTGCCATTCGTCATGACCCGCAAGCAAGGGCTGCCCATCGCGCCTTACTCTTGCCCCGAGGTGCGCCGAGGTCAACACATACTCTGTTCCGCTGTCCACGATATACCTATTTGTCAGCTGCGCCGCCGTCTGGTTCATTGACGTTACTACACAGCATCGTACTGCCGATTCCAGCGTCCTTCGCGTCCCTGTCGGGTAATCCACCATAACGCCGCGTCCTGCATACGCATCCAGCACATCCGCTATGGCTGCGGGATAGCTTTGCACTCCGCTTGCCACTCTTACATCGGCTTCGTCGAGCAGCGCCACAAGGTCTTTCTGGCTTTGCTCCAGCGTCGTCCTTGTGAGGTTCTTCAACTCCGCCCGGCTTTTTATGTACTCTGCTTCAATAACAGCCATATATCGTGCATTTTCAAGCGGAGACTGCGCCGCGATACCCATTTCTGACAGTGTAACCGCATCATCTTCCCACGATGTCAGCACGGCACCACGCAGGAGCTTCCGCAGTTCTTTTTCGCTCAGGTCTGTCAGTTCCATGATACGCCGCTGTATCTCATCCCGGCTTTCCCCCAACTGCTCCAGCCTGTACAGCAACCTGTCCGCCGTGGCTGTGATTTTCCCGGATTTTAAAATCCTTCTGGCGATATCCCGCAGGATAAAGTTTTCCAGCCGTTCATAGAGTTCTAATATCCGGTCAGCTTTCCCTTCAAAATACTCTGGTCTCAGCATCACTCTTTCCCCACCGTTTTTCTCACAAGATTCAGCCAGTCGTCTTTATGCCGCCTTTTGGCTTCCTCGAACCATTCAGACGTTGTTCCCGGCTCGTGATATTTAATCCGTCTCTGCGTCGGGCTTTTGCTGGGAGGGGATGTCCACCCTATGATGTTCCCCTCTGCGTCTTTAAGCGGGATATTCGGACCGTACACAACGCCCTTGTACAAATAATGAGCATATGGCGTGTCATACTCAACGATGCCGCCGTATACCCCGTCTGGATATCTTACACTGTTTCTTAGTGCACCCTGCCGGAATGGAACGAAGGGGGCGCTGTCCGCCACTACCTGCATATTCAAAAGCTTCTGGGCTTCCAGCAGATTATCGTCTATGCGGGACGTATCGAGCTTAATCTCCACGTCCCCAACTTTCGTATCCAGTTCCATTCTACCACCTCCCGCATTTTATGGCGTACCCTTATTTCATCTTTGCGTATCCCACGCTCATCCCCGCTTCCGCATCGTTTGCCACGGTCGTTGTTGGGCTGTAGGTTCGCAGGGCTTTATAAGTGGCAAGCTGCTCTGTGGTAAGAGGTTTTTCGATCGGTGTTTCAAGCTGCCCTAAAAACGTCAATGGATTGGCTGAGTTTATAAAACCAAGAATCTGTTCTTTAGCCTCTTCTTTTGTAACATCTTCTTTGGGATGATAATAAAAAGTTGTTGAATTTAATGCCCATCCGGGAGCAATTCCCCAATTTGTATAAATACCATGTGAGATTAAACACTTAGTCGAACCATCCCTATATCTATTTACAAGGGCTTCAGAAATACGATATCTGTTTGGAACATCAGCGGTTTCTTCAAAATTTTTCCACTTTGCTTTTGGTGTTTCTGTTGCGACCCTCTGCACATACACTCCTTTTTTAAAATCCACCTCGTCGCATACCCACTGCTGCCCGTCTGCATCTGTGTAGTTTCCGCCGGATGATACCGGGATCCCAGAAAGACCGTTTGGTGTGGGAATGATGAGGGTCTGGGCGGGCTTGTAGGGTTCGTATGGCAAGGCGGTTGAGCCTGCGTTAATCATCGGATTAGACACTACTTCGTTATATGTCCCATTACTAATATAACAGTGATAAGTTGTTTCTTCATCAATTGTTAATATTCGATCAAATACGGAATCTTTAGATGCAATAATGTGCCATATAGCGCCACCTGTTAGACAATATACCCCAGGTTTTAACGTTATGTAAAAATTTCGGTTATTTGTACCAAAAGTTCCGTTTAAAACTACCTCTCCGGAATCGTTTATATGCAGAAGTCCTGCATCTATCTGTGTTTTTAATGCAGTGGAAGCATCAAACAGATTCGCGCCCAGTGTCTTAACCTCAATCTCGCCATCCTGCCCTACGCTTTCAATCTCCTGCGGGTACTCCTGTGACGGGGAGGGCTTGCCGCCGGTGTAAGGCTCGTAATTGGATGCAGTTGGATATCTTTTGGATATAATCGCCTTAACCTTGGTTTCAACGTCTTCTCTACATCTAAGCAATATCCGAAATTTATATCCAGCAATTACTTTAATTTTCACAGCAGCTCCAATTGTGGAAACTCCCAAAATTAAATATTCCCCATTTACAAATGTAGTGACAAGTAATTCCACATATTTGCTGTCTGAATAAATATAATATTCTCCCGGTGCTAATAACGGGAAATCGTCATATGAACTTTCAAGCGTAGCGTTTGGTCGTCCAACTGCATAGATATCGGTTCCTTTTTTGCAGGATATCACTATCCCATCTTCAAATACCTCAAAATTTATGCCCTTTTTCCCTACCTCAAATGGAAATAACTGTGCCCCAGTCGTGTTCATCTGCGTTGATTTGCCGTATAGGGTAAGGGATTCCAGCCCACGATTCCCCTTTGAATTTTCCAAGAGGGCGGGGTTGCCGGTAACGACTGTGAGCACAACGCTGTACGCATCGGCTACCAACACCAAGAAATGCTCCTCTCGTGTCACAGGTGGAAAGACTGTCCCCTCTCCGTTGGCAATCGCCGCCCAGTAGTATTCTAATCGTGTCACGGGTGCAGGGATGCTCCCGCCCCATACTCCTGCTACCTTTGCCATGTAATACTGCATTCTCGTGACGGGCGCGGGCGTTTTGCCCTCATATGTCCCTGCAATCTTTGCAAGATAATACTCTTCCCTGGTTATCGGCTCCATCTTATTCCTCCCCGAACAGCCCCGTTTCCTTCGGCTGCGCTTCCGTCACCATTGCCTTCGCATCGTCCTCTGTCATGCCCTCAAATTTTACGAAATACATCCACGCGGGCACCTTGCCCTGCACAACATAGCTCCACCAGCGTGCCCTGTCCTCTTCGCGGTTGTACGTGATGTCGCCAAAGTCATACACGACCTCATAAACCCCGACAGGGGCAAGCGCGTATAAATCCGCATACACCGACATGGCATATATAGCATCATTCAGACAACTCTCCAACTTGTCCCGCACGTCCTTAATAAACTGGATGGTTCGCTGCTGCTCCGCTTCCACGCCCGTCGCTGTCTGGATGCCGCTCGCTTCGTTAAAAACAAAATAGCCGTTAGAGAACCCGCATTTATACCCTATCTGGGACAGGAGAGCATTGATTCCGTCCAGGCGTGTGGCTGTGTTAAGCTGCGGTGAAATCTCCTGATAAAACTCTTCCGGGCTGTTGCCGAACACGTTTTTTACATAGTGCGGCAGCTTAACGTCTGGGATGCGCCCGTTAAGGTTCTTCCCGCTGTCAAACATCAGCCTGTCATCTGCAAGGATGATCTTCTCGCTGTCATATATCTCACCGGCGTTCCGGCTGTATGCGATGTCCAGGTCTTTCATTTCTTCGATTGCTTCCGCGTATATCGGCATTCCCAGCGGAGAGGAAAGGTCTACGTTGTTGGCAGCAGGGGTGCGGAACACTCCGTACATGGGGGAATCAAGTCTTTCGTTCCCGCCCTTGAGAATCGGCGGCGTTTCCTCCAGCAGATCAGCCCACTTTGTCTGCTCCAGCGGGATAGAATCGCCGAGGGATTCGCTGCTCTTTGATACATATGCCCTGTTGGATATCACATACGGGTATATCACGCCCGCCTCCGTCCTCGTCTCGACAAACCTATGATACTCCAAGCGTGTATAAAACTTTTCGTTAGCCGCATAGCTGTCTTTAAACACAACGCCCGTTATATTCCCGTTATCGTCCTGCTCCGTCACGAAAAAGTCCAGAGGGGTAAACATATCAAGCCCGCCGCCATTAGGCTTTACAATGATCGTGCCATAAGCACAGCCATACTCTACCCAATGACGCATGCTATAATAGGCTTTATCAATCTGCTCCTGCAACCACGCCCCGCGTGCGCCGCCGTCAACCTGGATTTTAATCCCCAGCGTGACGAGCCGCGCCGTCTCGGAGCATACCGCCTTTGCAAAATTGATAGTCTTTATCCGATTATCTGCGTCTAACCAGTACGGCGCACCACGGTAGATGTTGGCACACTCTGCAACCTTTGCCATCATCTGCGCAGACGTGGTATCCTTTACCCTAAAATCTTTCTCAGCCTGCTTTTTAAATATCATATTAAACCACCTTTTGACTGTCTGTATAATTCCCATCTTTGCAATACCCCTGTGCCGTGTATTTGCCATATTCCCGGCATTTTTCCGCTTGATGTATATTAAGCTGTGTTCCCTCTGCGGTTAAATTTAGGTTCAAATGCGTAACGTGTCGCATCGATCGAATGGTTGTTTGCATCCGGATAGCCGCTGATGATGTTGCCGTCCTTGTCCCGGTCGTATTCGTATTCTGTAAATTCTCGGTATACATTCGGTGTCCTGCGTTTGTCTATAACGATCTTTCGCCGCATAAGCCACTTCATTCCATATTCGACGCTACCTGGCCCTTTTATCGCCGGCCGCGCCGGAAGTCCCATGCTCCGGTAATCGCTTATTGATTTCGGTTCGGCGCTGTCGCAGGTTATGTGGTAGTCCGTATAACCTTTTTCTTTGATCCAGTTTGCCGTTATTTCATTCGATTCTTTATTGACGTAATGCTCGTCAATAAAAAAAATCGTCTCGCTGTCCGCGTCATAATAACACCTGACAAACGCATACGCATCCGGATACCACCCATAGTCAACGCCCTGGTAAATCGTATCCATCCGGGCTATTTCGTCGTCTGTGATCTCGCGCAACTCAAGAAGCTCAAATACGTTTCCACCTGTCCCGACTGCGTTCCCTAGATACTCATGGTCGTAGGCGCGCGGATTTGTGAGCCTTAAGTGCTCTGCGCTGTCAAAAAATTCATCTCCCAGCCACTCACGCGGCACACTTCTGTAGTCGCTTTTGTGGTTGTATGCCCGTCTATCTTCAATTTGCACATATTGATTTGCCCAGTTGTTCCGGTTGATCGGCGGGTTGAACGTTTTAAACACGACATAATTATGACCGCCACGCAGGACTGACTGTTCCGCCATTCGGATTTCTTCTGGTCCCTTAAAGATGTCCAGTTCCTCGAACCAGAGATATTTAAAAAATCCTGTGGCTGCCTTAATGGATTTTGTCTTTTGTGCCTTATCCAGACCCCTAAAAATGATCTTTTGTCCTGTTGGAAGGTAGGTAAATTGCATCGGGTTTACATTGCCGCGCCAGTAATCTGACACGCCCAGCGCATCTATCCCCCACTGGATCTGGTTATAAACAGAATCCCGCAGCATTGCGGAAAATTTATGGAATACTGCCGCGTTTGCCCCCGGGTTTTGCATCATGCCAAGCGGGAGCTCTACAGACACAAAAGAGGACTTTCCTGATCCTCGTCCTCCGTACAGGTTATAGTACTCGTGTCGTCCTGCCTTTATGTCCTTATGCACTTTGTAAAAAGCCGGAGCAATTAAGTCTGTAAGATTTATCCTTGCTGCCTGCTGTACTTCCATTTAGTCTCCCTGCTTTTCTGTTTCCGCGTCTGGGATATCGTCAATAATCGTGACCTTCCCGGATGCCGCAACTTCCATCTGGTCACGCTGTCCTAACCACTGCTTGCCTAACCAAATAGCCATTGTCGGATTCGTCTCTGCGTGCTTGAACTGGAGTCTCCGCAGGCTTGCTTTGCCCTTCTGGCTCTTTTTTTTATAAGTCTCCGCAAATCCCTCTTTGTATGTCCTCACGCACCATCTCTCGACGGTGTCCTCGCTACATCCGATAACTGCCGCAATCTCCGCAAGCGTGCATTGAATCGAACATAAGTTCTCGAATACTTTTTGATCAATTGGTATTCTTTTTCGTCCGCCCTTATTTACATTATCAGACATATATACTACCTCTCATATTGCTTCCATTTCCCCTCCCGGGTTATTCTGCTATGCAAAAACATTATTTATTTAATAAAACAGCTTTTGCCCCTGTAAACTTTTCCCATCTGTCGACAATAACATCCACATACCGTGGGTCGTATTCCATACAGTAGCCGTGCCTTCCATTCTGCTCGCACGCCATGATAGTTGTCCCTGATCCGCCGAACAAGTCTAAGACTACATCCCCACCCTTTGTGTTATTCTTGATCTGGTAATCAAACAGCGGGATCGGCTTCATGGTCGGGTGCATGTCATTTCGTGTGGGCTTGTCAAAATTGATTACTGTTGTCTGCTTTCTGTCTGAAGCCCACAGATGCCCAGCTCCTTCTTTCCAGCCATACAGGCACGGCTCGTGCTTCCATTGGTAGTCTTGCCGTCCCATCACCATGCTATTTTTGTTCCAGATAAGACACTGCCTTACAGTCCAGCCAGCATCAAAGCACGCCCCCCGGAAATTATATCCCTCACTGTCCGCATGCCAAATGTAAAAGACCGCGCCCGGCTTCATAACCATGTCGGCGTTGCTAAAAGCATCTGTCAAAAACTGCCTAAAATTATCGTTGCCCATCTGGTCATTTTTAATTTTAAGCTTGTCTTTGGTCTTCCCCTCATAGTTTACGTTGTATGGCGGGTCAGTGAGCAGCATGTCTGCTTGCTCCCCCCCCCATCAGTTTTTCTACGTCTTCCAGCACCGTGCTATCACCGCACATCAGCCTATTATTGCCCAACTGATAAATGTCGCCCAGTTTAGATTTCGGCTCTGCAGGTAACTCTACCTCAAATTCATCCTCAACAGCTTCCTCGGCATCGTCCTGCAATGCATCCTCGAATCCAAACAATTCCATGTCAAGGTCGATAATATCGTCAAGTTCCGCATTCAGCAGGTCAAAATCCCATTCAGCTTTTTCAGCTACTTTGTTATCTGCCAGCCGGAACGCCTTTATCTGCTCATCTGTCAGGTCGTCAGCAATTATGCACGGCACTTCACTCATTTTAAGCTTTTTTGCAGCTTTATATCTTGTATGCCCTGCAACAATAACATTGTTTTTATCGATCACGATCGGAACCTTAAACCCGAACTCTTTGATGGATTCGGCAACGTATTTAACAGCATCATCGTTCTTTCTCGGGTTATTCTCGTATGGTTTTAAGTCTTTCAGTGCGATGTTAATTATATCCATGTTTCATGCTCCTATTCCCTCTGATTTTACCATTTCTTTCTGTTCACTTTGTACCCGATTCATGCTTACATCCATCATGTGGTAAAAAAAGCCGCTGGTAACCGTAAAAATCTGTCCTGCTCTTCGCTGTAAAATTGGCTGGTAGAAATTTTGATTACGAGCCCCGTTGACAGTATGGCGCGCTGAAGCTTTTTCATGACGGCATTACAATTCATATCACACCCCCATACAGTTATTATTCTATTTTACCATTCTCGTTTCCTGATCCGCGTACCCCTTTTACACAATTGCATGTCCTTCCAGTATCATATAGCTGTTGTATAGATATATCGTTTTCCTGCGATACCCATAAAAATCTTTCCTCCCGATAGGGATGTTGCATATCTTTGAGATGTTGTCATACCCCAGCCCTGATGTCAGGCTAAAAAACAGATATTGCGCCAACTCTGCATATGCGCTTTCCGCAGCCAGAAGCAGCAGTTCCAATTCCCTCCCCTTTGCGTTTTTGCACTTGTCTTCTATTTTTTTTACCTCATTGTATGTCAGACCGTAACCATTAAAGTATGTGTCCCTTGTTCCCACATTCCCCACCTTCTTTCTTTTTGCTTTATTTTTTTTGTAACCATATCCAACTCCCGCAGGATATATCTGTGCAGACAGAGGGAACCAGCACACAAGCTGGCGCGCCGGATCCGACCGGTTAGGTGTAATTCTGCGGCTTCCCCTCTGTTTTTGGTATCATCTATTCCCGATGCAGAAGAACGTATCTTCGTCCCAGCATCCCTCATCATGGTCATATCTGTAATATCTCTGCCGGATATATTCTGCCTTTTCTTCTGTCATAATGCGAATATCACAGCCCTGAGAAAAATCTACCCATGCTCTGCTATCAATAAGCTGCTGGCTCAATTCTTTCCATTCCGAGCAAGCAAACATATTGGGATCAAGCAGGACGATATTCTTCTGACCGTTCCAAAACTCGGACAAATCGGCAATCTTCTTGGAACATCTTCCCTCTTTCTTCCCTACGATGCAAAAATCGCACCCACGGGGACATCCTCTTGTAAGGAACCCATATGCTACGTCTTTACATAAATCCGGGTAAAGAGTGTAATCCGGATATATATGTTCAATTTCTTGCAGCAAAGGCTCCCCGCCGTCCGGGTAATAGTACCCTGTTCCACCTTTTATTACCTCCCCTGCGCATACCGGATGCGGATAATCTGGTGTAAATGTAAACACTTTACTCATGTATACCCGATCCGGCGGCTCTATCCATGCAGTCAGTGGATTATACCACTCAACATTATCTCCCTGCTGTTTATGCCATGCAGATAACTTCATAAGAGGCAAACTCGGGAAATTATGTCCATCAACGTCAATTAGTGCTATTTTCATGCTTTTCGCTTTCTTGCGTCTCGGTTTTCCGGCCGATGCGCATCTTCCCGGGAAGCTCCGTCTCCTTTCGATTTATCCTTAAATTTTAATTCTTTTACACAGTTCTTTCTCTCGCGTTCACTTTTCCTCCACTTCCACAATTTCCCAGTTTTCCATCGTGTACCATGTGTCTGCTTTGATTTTGTCTCCGTCCACGCGAATCATCTTTGCTCCTTTTAAAGACCATTCTTCCTGTGTCCAGAAATTATTTTCGTCTCCTTCCCAATCCGCAAGAACAAGGTACGAACCAATAACGCCTTTGGCTTTTCCTTTGTATCCCCAAGCTATCGCAATACTTTCTGGGTCTCCCGCGATTGCACTCCCGTAGAGGCCCGTTGCGGAGGATGCGCCGCATTTACCCGTTGCGGAGGATGCGCCGTAGTCTCCCGTTGCGGAGGATGCGCCGCATTTACCCGTTGCGGAGGATGCGCCGTAGTCTCCCGTTGCGGAGGATGCGCCGCATTTACCCGTTGCGGAGGATGCGCCGTAGTCTCCCGTTGCGGAGGATGCGCCGCGGTCTCCCGTTGCGGAGGATGCGCCGTAGTCTCCCGTTGCGGAGGATGCGCCGTAGTCTCCCGTTGCGGAGGATGCGCCGCGGTCTCCCGTTGCGGAGGATGCGCCGTAGTCTCCCGTTGCGGAGGATGCGCCGTAGTCTCCCGTTGCGGAGGATGCGCCGCGGTCTCCCGTTGCGGAGGATGCGCCGTAGTCTCCCGTTGCGGAGGATGCGCCGTAGTCTCCCGTTGCGGAGGATGCGCCGCGGTCTCCCGTTGCGGAGGATGCGCCGTAGTCTCCCGTTGCGGAGGATGCGCCGTAGTCTCCCGTTGCGGAGGATGCGCCGCGGTATCCCGTTGCGGAGGATGCGCCGC